ACACTAGATGTCCTCAAGAACTACGCAACGATCAACTCTAGCATCGTCTTCAGGAAGGGGAGTACCCTCAGAACTATATCAAACGCAGAGAATATTCTCTCGCAGTTCACCAGCGAGGAAGTATTTCCTGTGGACTTCGCAATATATGATCTCAGTCAGTTTCTTTCTGGCATCACTTTGTTTGACAATCCTCAGTTGGACTTCTCCAGTGACGATTTTGTTCGGATCGCTGGTGCTCGTAGGTCTGTCAAGTACTATTTTTCTGACCCTGAGATCACCCTTAAATCAGCACCAGAAAAGAATGTAAATTTTCCAGGTGCAGATATACAATTCAATCTTACAGCAGAAGATCTAATAGCATTGCAGAAAGCATCTGCCGTGTATAGTCTTCCTGATATGTCATTCCAGTCTAAGGATGGTAAGGTTAGATTAGTTCTATGTGATAAAGAGAATGACACTAGTAATACATACAAGCAAGATATTGTTGGTGAGTGTACTGGTGATTATTCTTTAGATGTTAAGATTGAAAACATTAGATTGCTACCAGGTGATTATAGTGTTAAGGTATCTAAGAACCTTATTTCGGAATGGAATAATACTACATTAGATTTAACTTATTATATTGCGTTAGAACCATGACCCATCATACAAGAGTTGTTCAGATTTCTTTTACTCCAAAGGAGCAAGACCTTCTGAAGATTCTTGATGAGTTGGTAAAGTATGACCTTGCTCCTAATAGGTCTGCATGGTTCAAGAATCAAATTCGTATGAAATATTACGAACTGCGTGACAAAGGTATTATTACACAAAGTGATGAAGAATGATTTTTTATGGGTAGAACGATACCGTCCTACCATTGTTGAAGATTGTATTTTACCTGACAGTATCAAGAATGTTTTTAAAGGTTTTGTATCACAAAAAGAGATACCAAACCTTTTGTTGTCTGGATCTGCTGGTGTAGGTAAGACTACAATTGCCAAAGCTCTATGTGATGAGATAGGAGCATCCTACATTATGATCAATGGATCTGATGAAGGTAGGTTCCTTGATACTGTTAGGAATAGAATACGACAGTTTGCTTCAACAGTCTCATTGACCTCTGGAGCGTCCCACAAGGTCGTTATTATAGATGAAGCAGATAACACAACCAACGATGTTCAACTGTCTCTCAGAAGTGCTGTGGAGGAGTTCCATAGTAACTGTAGGTTTATATTTACTTGTAACTTTATTAATAAGATTATTGAACCACTTCACTCTAGGTGTACAGTTGTTGATTTTCGTGTAAAGAATGGACAGAGTGTAGCATTACAAGGTCAGTTCTTTGAACGTCTTAGAGGTATATTAAAAAAAGAAAATGTACAATTTGAAGATAAAGTTCTGGCTAAACTTATTACTAGGTATTATCCTGATTGGCGTAGGCTTATCAATGAGTGTCAACGCTATTCTGCTAATGGCTCCATTAATGCAGATATTCTCGTGGATGTTGCTGATGTTAATCTTGATAGTCTTCTTTCGGCACTAGCAAAGAAAGAGTTTACTACAGTTAAGTCTTGGGTAGTACAGCATATGGACAATGATCCTAGTTCTGTAATGCGTAAGATTTATGACAGTTTGTATGGTGTATTGAAACCATCTTCTATACCAGAAGCAGTTCTTATAATGGCAAAGTACATGAGGGATATTACCATTGTACCTGACCAAGAAATTAACATGCTTGCATGTTTAACAGAGATTATGATGAGTTGCGAATTCAGATAAAGTGTGCTAAATTAATATAGCAAAGTGGAGTTTCCCATGACTGAGTTAAAGAGACCAAATCCTTATTATGCCAAAGACACTAAAATCACTGAAGACACCACTAAGATATCCAGGAGGGAAGAGCAGAGCAGTAGTAAAGTTACTCCAGTACCTCCCAGACCTTACCCAGGTAAAAGAGTATAGAGAACCTTTTATAGGTGGTGGGTCAGTAGCATTAGAACTTACGAAGAGGTATCCTCATTTACAGATCTGGGTTAATGATCTGTATGAACCTCTGTATAATTTCTGGTGCGAATTACAACATAATGGTCAGGATCTTCAAGATGCTATTTTCTCTAAGAAGAATCATTATCCTGATCCAGATACTGCAAGAAAATTATTTAATCAATCCAAGGAGGAAATAAATGAACCCGATCTCTCAAGCTTTGATCGTGCTGTGGCTTTCTATATTGTCAATAAGTGTAGTTTCAGTGGCCTCACTGAGTCTTCGTCATTCTCAGAACAAGCATCCCAAAGCAACTTCTCCTTCAATGGAATTGATAGACTCGTGGAATACTCAGAGCTTATTGAAGGATGGACAATAACAAATCTTTCTTATGAGAGAATGTTATCAGATGAGAAGAATGTATTTACATATCTAGATCCACCATATGATATCAAAGATAATCTCTATGGTAGAAAGGGTGGTATGCATAAGAAGTTTGATCATGATCAGTTTGCTTCTGATTGTGACACCTTCACATCTCCTATGTTGATCTCATACAATAGTTCTCAACTTGTTAAGGATCGCTTTCATGAGTGGACAGTTGGAGAATTTGCACACACTTACACCATGAGGTCTGTGGGATGCTATAATATAGATCAAGCAGCAAGGAAGGAATTAGTCCTATTAAATTATGAAGTGTGAAGTAAAACTATTTGTGTCAGGAACAGTCTTTACAGAGACAGTACAGGCACGTAACTATGCAGAGGCAAGACAAGTTGCTCTAGCTAGAAATCCTAATGCACGAGTAGTAAGTGTTAATGCAGTTTTTACATGAATAAAGTATGGAGGATTTGGAAGTATGCCTTGGGAAGTTTCGAGGATACTAAGACTGCAAGATATGATAATGCGGTATGCATTACTAGGAGTGTTATTCTTCTTACTTATCTTGTTACTAACTGTTTTATTACTGCTGGTGTGATACGCCACTGGAACAATGTACCAACTAAAAGATTACCTTTACAGCATCAACCAATCCAAGAAGAATATATTGGATGATGATGCTGATGCAGAGAAAAAGTATCCAGCATATGTAGTGAATAGATGCTTGTCATCTTTCATGGATACTATACTTTTGTCAAATGAGATGAATAGAAACTCTCATTTACCAAAGCGTTTGCAATATGATTTTTTAATAAATAGTGTGAAACCAAGAAAGAGATTCTCTCCTTGGGCTAGGAAAGATACTATTGATTATCTTGATGTGATTAAAGAGTATTATGGTTATAATGATGATAAAGCTCTACAAGCACTAAGGATTCTCACAAAGGATCATCTAGATAAAATTGCATATTTATTACGGAAAGGTGGAAATGGCAAGCGAGAATGAGATCCAGTGGAATCAATCTGATATGGTTGAAGTCACACTGGGTGAACCAGATGATTTTTTAAAGGTGAGAGAGACATTAACTAGGATAGGTGTAGCTTCTAGAAAAGAAAAGAAGATATATCAGTCATGTCATATCTTACATAAGCAAGGAAAGTATTACATAGTTCACTTCAAGGAATTATTTGCACTTGATGGAAAAAATACTAACTTCTCAAGTAATGATCTTCAGAGAAGAAATAGAATAACACAACTTCTTTCTGATTGGGGATTAGTTAGTGTTGTTGATTCAGATCGTATAAAAGATCTTGCTCCTTTAAATCAGATTAAAGTATTAAGCTTTAAAGATAAAGGAGATTGGACATTAGAGTCTAAGTATAATATTGGAAGAAAGAAGCAGGAAACCGAATAAAATATTTCGGTTTACCGCTTGACAATTTAGTCCACCACTGCTTAAATAGTAGTGTGATGCCTTCGGGGTCACATAAACTAACAGTCGCTTTTAGGAGGACACAATGGTAACATTTAATTGGGATACCTATACCCCATACATGCTAGGTTTTGAAAATGACATCAAAAGACTCACCAGACTTGAAGCTCTTGCTGGAGGTGGAACAAGTTATCCACCTTACAACATTATTTCTGGACCAGATAACAGAACCACTCTGGAAGTCGCTCTTGCTGGATTTTCAAGAAAAGATATTGAAGTCGCAACAGAACAGGGAGTTCTAACAGTATCTGCATACCCAGAAGCAGAAGAAGATAAAGAATATGCTCACAAGGGAATCGCTTCTAGATCCTTTGCAAAGAGTTGGCAACTGGGTGATGATATAGAAGTTAAGTCTGTAGACTACAAAGATGGTTTACTTACAGTGGTACTAGAGAAATTTGTACCAGAGGAGAAGCAGAAAAAGATTTGGTTTTCTGAGAAAAAAAGCTTGACATCTTCTAAGTAAGATGATACACTATTTACATAGGTGAATTTTTTATGACAGTGACAGGACAAAGTGCTGCGATATTCGTATCACAGTATTGGGACGCAGAGGCCTGTGTCCCTGAGAATTGGAAATATGTACCAAGTACATATGGAGTTAAGGGTGCTCATTTAGTAGGGACACCTGCTATGAAACTTTGGAGTGAACTTCAAGGTAATTGGGATAACCCTGGTAGAAAGAGAGGTATTGATTTAGGTAAGTGTGGAGAGATCAAGGAAGATATTGAAGAGTTTGGTATCAATACCGTAGAAGGAAGTATGATCTATTGGGAGGCAGGAACTGAGAATAAGATTAATGCATTCCATAGAGAGACTGTTTCTGCTGATCTAGATATTTCTGGATGGATGGGTCAGTCAGTAAGGTTTGATGATGAGGTAGCAAGAATTAGATTTGCTTGTAAGTCAAACAATCGTAAGGATTTAGTACACAACAATTCTTCACCAGAAGATGTTGAAACATCTGTACGTGAGGTTACAAGTATACTTGGAACTTATACATCTGCTGCTGTTAAAGCAGAAGTTAATGATCTTGGAGCACATCTTTCTCCTACAACAAGAGATAAGATTGCTAAGGCAATCATTACTGATTATACATATGATGACAAGATGGAACAGGAGGATCGTTATACTCCCCATAACGGTTGTTCAGTACCTAATCTTTTAGAAAGTAAGATTGATGATCCTTGGGTTGAAGAGTACTGGAAGAACGATGAAGAGGAAACTCTTGCAGTTCATATGGTAAACTTTGAAGCTCGTATTGGATCTATTCTTAGTTCTGCTAGAGATGCTATTCGTCAGGATGGTCCTTTAAGTTTTGTTTTTTCTGTGGGTGTACCTAAAGGAAAAGAGACTCTTCAATCTAAGAGACAGAAGGTTTGGACAACATTCTTTGCTGGTCTAGAAGAAAGGCTTTTGGTAGTGGGTGATCATACTGATCGTTGGCGTGGACAATTCCCTTGGAACCATCCAGATGCAGAACATCGTTTTGTACCACAAGCAAAAGGTGAAGACAAGACAACATTAATCAAAATACCAAATCGTGAGTTTAACTAATGACTGAGACACCACAAGCACCTGTTTCAATAAATCATAATATTCGTGTTATTCATGTTGTTACAGGAGAGCATATTATATGTAATTTTGGACAGATAAGAGAAGAAGTTGATGGAGAGCAGAAGTTTGTTGCTTATCAACTTTTATATCCTTTAACTCTTAGTTTATCTGAGGCTGAAGGAGAGACATTTAATGTAACTTATCGTAGATGGAATCCTTATACTCCTTATGAGGATCATAGGATTAATCCTACATCTGTTATATCTGCAATGCCACCTGCTGAAGATATTCTTAAGAATTATGTGTCTAAATTGGAAGAAGCAGGTATTGATTTATCATTCTTACCAAACAACGGAAACGATATTTTAGGAAAAACAGATGGAGAACCAACCCAAGAACCTACAAGTGCTGCTACTGAAGGACCAGTGGCTACTAGCGAAGGTTGAGGAGATTGAGGGTGTAGAGTTTGGTGATCCAGACTGTATCCTCACAGAACCGTTGGCAATAAATGGTACTAATCTTTCTGATTGGATACCATTTGCTGACAATAAGGAGATTGTTATACGATCTTCTGATATACTAACATTCATGGAACCTGGTAAGGAACTCCTTTCCAAGTACTATGCATTTAAACCAATTGAGCCTGAAGTCCTTACAGAATGAAGTTCTATACTAATGTTGAACAGGCAGGGAACCGTCTTTTAGTACGTGGGTACGAAGGCGGTTCTCCTTTTTCATACAGGGTTCCGTTTAACCCTACACTTTATGTTGCAAGTAAAAATTATTCCGAGTGGAAAACTCTTGAGGGTGATTGTGTTGAACCTATTCAATTAGGTGATATTAAATCAGCAAGAGAGTTTGTGAAGAAGTATAAGGAAGTAGAAGATTTTGATATCTATGGTAACACTCGTTACCTATATCAATATATTACTCAGGAGCATCCAGAGGAGCATATCAAGTATGATACTTCTCAGATTCGTATCTTCAATATTGATATTGAGACTGCTGCTGAGAATGGATTTCCTGATATAGAATCAGCAGACCAAGAGATACTAGCGATCAGTATTAAGGATTCTTATACTGGTCGTATTATTGTCTTTGGAGCTAGACCATTTGATAATACACATGATGACGTAGACTACATGCACTTCAGAACTGAAGAGTCTATGTTGTCAGCATTTCTGGAGTACTGGAATGAGAATTGTCCTGATGTTATTACAGGTTGGAACGTACAGTTGTTTGATATTCCCTATATCGCTCGGCGTATTGATAGGATACTTGGTGAGAGGGCTGCTAAGAGTCTTAGCCCTTGGAAACTTATATCTTCTAGAGAAATTTACATCAAAGGACGAAGACAAATCGCCTACGATTTACCAGGAATTTCTACTCTGGATTACCTTGAACTTTACAGGAAATTTACTTATACTAACCAAGAATCGTATCGCTTGGATCACATCTGTTTGGTTGAACTTGGAGAGAGAAAGTTAGATCACTCTGAGTTTGATACATTCAAAGAGTTCTATGAGAATGACTGGCAAAAGTTTATTGATTATAACATACATGACGTTCGTTTGGTTGATAAACTAGACGACAAGATGAAGTTGCTTGACTTAGCATTCACAATGGCCTATGATGCTAAGGTAAACTACGAGGATGTTTTCTCTCAGGTTAGGATGTGGGACAACTACATTTACTGTGAGTTAAATAAACGTAAGATTGCTATCCCACCTAAAAGGGAGGCAACCAAGGACGCAAAGTACGCAGGAGCTTATGTCAAGGAACCGAAACCAGGACGCTATGATTGGGTGGTTAATTTTGACCTTAATAGCCTCTACCCTCATCTTATTATGCAATACAATATCTCACCAGAGACCCTCAGGGAGACTAGACATTCCAGCACGAGCGTTGAACGGATTCTGAATAAAGAGGTAGAGATAGATGGTGAGTATGCTGTGTGTGCCAATGGAGCACAGTACAGGAAGGATGTGCATGGGTTCTTACCATTAATGATGCAGAAGATGTATGACTCTAGGGTCATCTTCAAGAAGAAAATGATTAAAGCAAAGCAAGAGTATGAAAAGAATCCATCGGTTGAACTCACGAAAGAGATTGCTAGGTGTAATAACATACAGATGGCAAAGAAGATCTCTCTTAATTCTGCTTATGGTGCTATCGGCAATGAGCACTTCAGGTATTATAGGTTAGCAAATGCTGAGGCCATTACGTTATCAGGTCAAGTCTCAATTAGATGGATTGAGAACAAGATGAACAGTTACCTAAATAAACTACTCTCAACAGATAAGAAAGATTACGTTATTGCATCTGACACCGACTCAATATATCTTAATCTCGGACCTGTTGTTGATAAATTTTTTGGTAATAAGTCTGACGATAAGGTTCGGATCGTGGAGCTACTTGATAAGGTCTGTAAAGATAAGTTGGAACCGTTCATTGATGCCTCGTATCAGGAGCTTGCAACGTATGTTTCGGCGTATGACCAAAAGATGATCATGAAGCGAGAGAACATCGCTGATCGTGGTATATGGACTGCCAAGAAGAGATACATATTAAATGTGTGGGACTCAGAAGGAGTCAGATACAAGGAACCCAAGATGAAGATCATGGGATTAGAAACAGCGAGGTCTTCAACACCTCAGTATTTCAGGGACAAGTTATATGCAGCTTTTCAGATCATTATCAGCAAAACAAATGATGAACTTATCTCATTTGTCAATGACATCCGAGCAGAGACCAGAGAACAAGGACAAGAAGGAGTCGCCTTCCCCAGAGGAGTTAACAACCTTGAAAAATACAAGCACAGAACTGACATCTATAGTAAAGGGACACCAATCCACGTCAGAGGAGCCCTCCTCTATAACAACTTCGTTAGAAAAAACAAGTTAGAACATAAGTATCCTTATATACAAGAGGGAGAAAAGATAAAGTTTATTTATCTTAAGACACCAAATCCATTGCATGAGAATTGTGTCTCGTTCTTCAGCACCATTCCACCAGAGATGAATCTTGACAAGTATGTTGACTATCAGCTACAGTTTGAGAAGAGTTTCTTAGAACCGCTGAAAAATGTGCTAAACTGTGTGGGATGGACACACGAAAAAAAGGTCACCATCGGGAGTTTCT